TTCCCACGCTTCGTTAACATCTGGTGTGCTTTTATCATCTTTTATAAACGTGCCGTCTTTCTTTCTAGCACGTCTTTTTTTAATAGTAGTGGGTTCTATGTGTCCACCTTTCATTAATGACTTAGCCACATCTTCGTCATCAATAGTTATGGTTTCGCCTTTTACTTTGTCCATAACCTTTTTATTACCTATTATTTTATATTTAGCCACTATTGACCACCTTTACAATTACCGGGACAATTTCCACAACAATCCATTATCCACCTACCTTAAATAATATTTCTCTAATAACTTCTTCAATAATAACTAAATTCTGATTAAATCCAGAAATAGAATTTTGATATGCTTCAACTTGTGCTTTAAG